TTTTTTTTTTTTATTTATATTAATAATATATCTACGCATTTGCTTTTTTCAAACTTTTATTTATATCTTTGCCCTGTCTTTAAAATCAATGTCTAATTAAAATTTTAAATGTTATGAAAAATTACTTTTTGTGCTCTGTGCAGTCTAAGGTAAATCCCAATCAGAATGAAACTGTTCTTGTCCCTGTTGAGGATATTTCTGAATTTGTTTCTTCCTGTCTGGCTCCTGATTGTGTTATTATTGTTTCAAGTTGTTCAACCTTTAACAAACTTCCTCATGAAAAATGAAACTAAATCTAAAATTTGGTCTGCGATTATTGCAGCTGCCGTCAGTCTTCTTACGTCTATTGCTCAGATATTTTCGTAAATGATAGTTTTAATTCTAAAATATTGCAAGTTATGAATCCAAAATTAATGGTTCTTATTGAATGGCTTCTTTGTCGTAACATTCATTTTACTGTTACTTCCGCCTTCCGTACTAAGGAACAGAATGAAGCTTGTGGAGGTTCTGAGAATTCTCAGCATTTGACTGGCGATGCTGTTGATTTGAAGCCTTTGGATATTTCGGTTGATTGTCTTGTTGACCAGATTATTAATGCTGGTTTTAACTTTGACCAGCTTATAAAATATCGTACATTTGTTCATGTTTCTTTTGCTCGTGGCCGTAAGCCCCGTCAAATGGAACTTAATTTTACTGATAGAAAATGATTACTAAGGAATTACAGAATAAGTTAGTGACTCGTTGTCAAAACCCTCGTACGGTTGTCAACAAATATACACATGAGCCTGTTATCGTTTCCTGTGGCTCTTGTCCTTCTTGTATTCTTCGTCGTTCTGGTATTCAGACCAACCTGCTTACTTCTTATTCTGCTCAATTCCGTTATGTATATTTTGTTACTCTTACTTATGCTCCTTGCTTTCTTCCTACTTTTGAGGTTTCGCTTATTGAAGCTTGTACGGACGATATTGCGGATGTATCCTGCGTTCCTGATATTAATAACTTGGATGCTGGTGACCCTAATACTTATCTGTTTGGTTTTCGTAGCGTTCCTCGCTCCGCTTCTGTTAAATTAAAAACCTCTACTGTTGAGCGCGTCTTTAAGGACCCTGAGGTAAAGTTTACTTATCCTATGAAGCCTAAGGAGTTGTTATCTATTCTTGGAAAGATTAAGCATAATGTTCCGAATAGGATTCCTTATGTTTGTAATCGTGACCTTGATTTATTTTTAAAACGTTTAAGAAGTTATTACCCAGATGAAAAATTACGTTACTACGCTGTATCAGAATACGGTCCTACCAGTTTCCGCCCGCATTGGCATTTGTTATTGTTTTCCAATTCCGAACGATTCTCGAAAACTGTTCTTGAAAATGTATCTAAGGCTTGGTCTTACGGACGTTGTGATGCGTCATTGTCGAGAGGATTCGCAGCACCGTATGTTGCGTCGTATGTTAATAGCTTTGTCGCTTTACCCGACTTTTATACTCAAATGCCAAAAGTGGTGCGACCTAAGTCCTTCCATTCCATTGGATTTACAGAGTCAAATCTCTTTCCTCGAAAGGTACGAGTTACCGAAATTGACGAAGTTGCCGATAAGTGCCTTGATGGAGTCCGCGTTGAGCGCGATGGATTTTTTCGCACGATTAAACCTGCATGGCCGTATCTCCTTCGATTATTCCCCCGATTTTCAGACCCTATTCGTAAATCTCCATCGAGTATTTACCAGTTACTTTCTGCTGCGTTCACAGCGCCCGAACGAGTCATTCGTAGCGGATGCGCTGATATAGGATGTGATCCGTTTGGCGAAAGTTCCAAGCGAAGTATTTTGTCTTTTTGTAAGCAATATTTAAATTATGTAGATAATTATGGAAAATCAAATGAATATAGGAATTTCCTCTCTCCTCAAGCGAATTTACCACATGGTGATGTTCTCATTCTTTCTGAATGTCGTCTGTATGATGGTGTTGATTTGGAAACTACTCATCGTCTCTCCCGTTTATACCGCTTTTTCCTCGGAATTTCGAAGTTTATTCGAACGTATTCAACGGACGGATGTTCGGAGCTCTTCTGGTCCAGCGGCACTCCTGGAGGAGAGCTCTTTGGTCGAGAAAGATTTTTGCGAATAATCTCTGAGAAAATAGTTAATTTTTGGAATCGTTATGACTACAACCGTCTTGTAGACTTTTATCAGACTTTGGAAGAATCTAATGATAAAGAGTTGGTAGACTTTGAACTTCGTAATTATTCTTTTCGTTATAATAGGACTGTTCGTGATAAGGAAAAACCTTATAATGAATTACCTCTTGTTCGTCGTTTGGCTGCTGCGTCATTGATGAAATGCCGGGATAAGGTCAAGCACAAGAAGATTAATGATTTGTCTGGTATTTTCTCTTTCCAGGATGTGTCTGTAATTGTTTAATTTTCAATTTTTTAATTATGTCTTCTTACACAGGAATGTCCAATCTTCAGAATCATCCTCACCGTTCTGGATTTGATATTGGACGTAAAAATGCGTTTACTGCAAAAGTTGGTGAGCTTCTCCCTGTCTATTGGGATATCTCTATGCCTGGTGATAAGTATAAATTCAACGTTGAGTATTTTACCCGTACTCAGCCCGTTGAGACTTCTGCTTACACCCGTTTGCGTGAATACTTTGATTTTTATGCTGTGCCTTTGCGTCTTCTTTGGAAGTCTGCTCCTTCTGTGTTAACTCAAATGCAGGATATTAATCAGATTCAGGCTTTGTCTTTGACTCAGAATTTGTCTCTTGGAACTTATTTGCCGTCTCTTCCTCTTTCTGTTCTTGTTACTTCTTTGAGTAGTCTTAATGGAGGCAGTAATAATCCTGGTTATTCTGGCTCTTTGGAGAATATGTTTGGTTTTAATCGTAGTGATTTATCCTATAAGCTTTTGAATTATCTTGGTTATGGTAATATTATTCGTTCTGTTCCTTCTTCTGGTGTTCGTTGGTGGTCTACTTCTCTTAAAAACTCTGACGCATCTTCTAATTACACTCAGGCTTATATTCAGAACAATTTTGTAAATCTTTTCCCTCTTTTGGCTTATCAGAAAATTTATCAGGATTTTTTCCGCTGGTCTCAATGGGAGAATTCAAATCCTTCTTCTTATAACGTAGACTATTTTTCTGGAGTTTCTCCTTCGTTGGTTTCTTCTTTGCCTGAAGCGTCTTCAAATTACTGGAAATCTGATACAATGTTTGACCTTAAGTATTGTAATTGGAATAAGGATATGTTGATGGGTGTTCTCCCAAATTCCCAATTTGGTGATGTTTCTGTAATCAGTCTTGAGTTGCCTGGTGGTGATTTGAAAGCTGGTTTCAGAACTACTGACGGCAAATTCATCTCTGCGGTTACTAATGCTTCCTTGACTACTGATAACAGTTCTACTGGTTTGAGCACTCCTGGTGTTGTTTCTGGTTCTACTGTTGCTCTCAAATCTCCTTTGATTTCAGACTTATCGGCTTTGCAGTCTCAGTTCTCTGTTCTTGCTCTTCGTCAAGCTGAGGCTCTTCAACGCTGGAAAGAAATCAGCCAGTCTGGTGATTCCGATTATCGTGAACAGATTCGTAAACATTTTGGTGTGAACTTGCCCCAAGCTCTTTCCAATATGTGTACCTATATCGGTGGTATTTCCCGTAACCTTGATATCAGTGAGGTTGTCAACAATAACCTTGCTGCTGAAGGTGATACTGCTGTTATTGCTGGTAAGGGTGTCGGAGCTGGAAATGGTTCTTTCACTTATACTACTGATGAGCATTGTGTCGTTATGTGTATTTATCATGCCGTTCCTTTGCTTGATTACACGATTACCGGTCAGGACGGTCAACTTCTTGTGACTGATGCTGAATCCCTCCCGATTCCCGAGTTTGATAATATTGGCATGGAAGTTCTTCCTATGACACAAATTTTCAATTCTCCTAAAGCTTCTATAGTCAATTTGTTCAATGCAGGTTATAATCCTCGTTATTTCAATTGGAAAACGAAGCTTGATGTCATCAACGGTGCGTTTACCACTACTCTTAAATCTTGGGTTTCTCCTGTTACCGAATCTCTCCTTTCCGGTTGGTTTGGTTTTGGTTATCAAGAAGGTGATGTTGACCAGAATACTAAGGTTGTTTTGAATTATAAGTTCTTCAAGGTTAATCCTTCTGTTCTTGACTCTATTTTTGGTGTTGCCGCTGATTCTACTTGGGACACTGACCAATTGTTGGTTAACTCTTATATTGGTTGCTACGTTGCCCGTAATTTGTCTCGTGATGGTGTACCTTACTAATTTTTTGTTTGATTATGATAGGAAAATTTAATTCTTTGGAGTGTCTGGAACAAGGTTCTGGACTTACTCCTAATGTTGAGCCTGATGCTTTTGCTGTTGCTCCTGAGTTTGATTGTACTGAAGAGCTTCGTGTAGAGATTGATGATACTGATGAAACTCGCCCGGTTCGTTATACCTCTGACGTTCGTTTGATTCTTCATACTAAGGACTTGGCCTCCCGTGCTGGTCTTGCTATTGCTTCTAAGTTTGGCCAAAGTAAACAATCTGCTTCTCAGATTCAGCAGATTATGGATAAAATGTCTGATGATGACCTTTTGGCAACGGTTCGTTCTCGGCACGTTCAGACTCCTTCTGAAATTATTGCTTGGTCTAAAGAGTTGTCAGCTTATGCTGAACATCTTGAATCTCAAGCTCAAGAATTGATTGATGCTGAAACTGCTAAACAAGAAGCAGAAAAAGCGGCTGCTGCTTCCGCTGATACTGCTTCCTCTGAATAATGGGTCTTCTTGGTTCAATCGCTGGTGGTCTCTTTGGTATTGGCTCTTCTGTGATTCAGAATTCTCAGAACAGACAAAATGTCCGAGAGACTAACCAGATGAATTATAAGATAAATCAGATGAATAACCAGTTCAACGAGCGTATGGCTATGCAGCAGCGCGATTTCCAGGAAAATATGTGGAATAAGGAGAATGAGTATAACACTGCCTCCGCGCAACGTCAACGCCTCGAAGAAGCTGGCTTAAACCCTTATCTGATGATGAATGGTGGTTCTGCTGGTACTGCTCAATCTGTCGGTACTGGTGCTTCCGCTTCTTCTGCTGGTTCTGCTGTTATGCAGCCTTTCCAGGCTGATTATTCCGGTATCCAGCAGTCTATAGGCTCTGTGTTTCAGTCTCAGGTTCAGCAAGCTCAGGTTTCACAGTTGCAAGGTCAGAAGAATCTCGCGGACGCTCAGGCTATGCAGGCTCTTTCTAATGTTGATTGGTCCAAGATGACGAAAGAGACCCGTGAATACTTGAAAGCTACTGGTTTGGCTCGTGCTCAGCTTGGTTATTCTAAGGAAATGCAGGAACTTGATAATATGGCTTTTGCTGGCCGCCTTTTGCAGGCTCAAGGCACTTCTCAATTGCTTGATGCTGAAGCCAAGACTGTTCTTAATAAATATCTTGACCAACAGCAGCAGGCTGATTTGAATGTTAAGGCCTCTGAGTATTATAACCAGATGTCTCATGGTCATTTGAATTATAACCAAGCAAAAAAAGTTCTCGCTGATGAGGTTCTGACTTATGCCCGTGCTAAAGGTCAAAAAATCAGTAATAAGGTTGCTGAGGCTACTGCTGATTCTCTAATTCGAGCTTCTAATGCTTCCAATCATTCGAACGCTGAGTTTGAACTTGAAGCGGCAAAATTTAATCGCGAGCGCGCTCGTTCTCGTAGTATTGAGGATTGGTACCGTTCTCGTAATGAAGGTAAGAAATATAAGTATTATGATGCTGACAAGGCTGTACATTATGGTACTTCTATCGGTAATACTATAGGAAACTTCTTGCCCTGGTAGTAACTTTTTGTTTGTTGTGTTTTTTCCCGGTTCGTAGTGATACGCGCCGGGCTTTACTGTTTGGAGTAACTTTTGGCAACCGCGCGTAGCGTGGTTATGCACCTCCCTGAATTCCGGGAGACTCCGTCGACTGGAATCAGAGCCGTTAGGCTATATTACTGCCTTCCTTAAAGCTTGCCGTTTGCAACGCGTAAGCAATTTCCCGTCGAGCTTTTCTTTACCGTCGCTGCTATACCCCTTAAAATATAAATTGGTGAAACCTACATGAGTTTGCCCGGAGGGAAAGCTATTTATCTCATAGCTTTCAGCCCCCCACTTGTCTTATATACGCAAACTCACAGACATCCGTCTACCCATA